AAACTATGATGGATATACTGTGCTTGATTATGATGACCCATACACAGAATGTAGAGAATGGTTTTGGCAAACTCTTGGTGAGGACGATGTTTATCCTAAAGAATTTCTTGAGCATCTAATGCAAATGGTAGATGATATTGATAGTGGTAAAGTAAAAACTTATCCTATAGATGAAGTGCTGGAAGACCTATACAATAAATAAAACAAAATTGACTTTTTGATTCCATAAAAGGCGGAAAAAAATCCCCGCTAAAAAATCATCTAAAAAGGTCGATCTAAATTCTAAAATAAATAGAGGGTGTAATAACCCTCTATTTTAATGGCAATTACTTATTATTATCCTGAGGGTCCATTAGGTCCAGTATGTGATATTTTCACAGATGATTTAGATGATCTAGATCTTGAAGCAAGACGTAGAAGAAGAGAAGCGGATGCGGGTGATGGAAGGGATGCTACCTATGGACCTATAGATTATGGTGATATGGAAAGTGTTGTGGACAGTCCTGTCGCTGCAATTATTTCCAGAAGATGTAGAGTCAGGACTCTTTCTGATGGAACGAAAGAATATTATGACTGTGTTGATGAGTTATTATCTCCAATTGGAACACCACCTTCGTATCCTTTAATAGAACCTCAATATGATTGGCCAACTCAATCAACATCTCCTTGGGGATTGGATGATAATTTTGAACCTCTTCTCTTAACTCCAATAGATTGCAGTCCTTTTGACGCAGATATTAATATTACTCCTGTAAAATTTTTTAAAGCCAATGGAACTTTTGTAGAAAAAATATTAACAGAAAGATCTTCACCACCAACTTTTCCTGTAAGAGGTGGAGGAACACTTCAAATTGTTAATCAAGTTGTAAGTGCTAGCTTTATACTAGATGGTGGTACTCCAAAACTTAGAGTAGAAGGAACTGGTAGTAGTGAGGGTGATATTGGACTTACATTAAAATGGGATGATAATCCAAACACTTATGGAACTGCATTAGGAACTGTCACTATTAACGGTGTCTCATTCACTCAAACTAGTGGAAAAGAGAAAGGTAAAACCTCTGGAACAATCGATGTTACACCAGGAACTGATTATCCTATTAATATTACTGGAAATCCTGATGGATATAATTTATCTAGTAATCGTATCGGTTTCTATGATTCTGATGGCGATGATTTTAATGCAACATTAACGATTAATAGTTCTACACCAAAAGAAACTGAATTTGGTCAAGGTGCTTGGAGTCAGGATGGAAATCGATATGGTGTATGGGTTAATCCAGAAGTTTGTACTTTACCAACATTAGAACAAGAGGTAACTTATTTTATTGATATACCAGAAACCGATACGTATACAATTACTGGTGGTGCGGATGATGTATTTCAAGTTTATCTAAATGATAGTACTACTCCAATTATTGGAGGTACTGCTGGTATTTTTAGTGAAGCACATGAAACATATCATATAGGTTCTTATACACCACCGTATGCTGCACAAACAACCTTAAATGAAGGTGTGTTGAAGATGGTTGTTACTTGCACTAATGGAAAGACTGAAGTTAATGCAAATGGAGATCCAATTGGGAAATCATTCCAATGGTTTTATAATCCTGGTGGATGGTATGTAAAAATTTGTAGAGGTGATGCTTGTTTTGAACCTGCTGAGGTTCCTTGGGTTCATTCTGGTCCTGATGCTGGCGGGGATTGGGGTGAGTTCATGGATAAGTATGCAGCATATCCATCTAATGGTAATGTTTTATTAGACACTGTTCATTCAACAGCTTATAATATCCTTGTTCCCTATCCTGGTGACTACATTTTAGAGTGGGGTATGGATGATGATGGGACTATTTCATTGGATGGAACTGAGATTATAAATTCTGGATACGAACCCAATTCTCAAACTTATACTATTAGTAATCTTTCTGCTGGACCTCATATTATTGGTGTTACTATCAGAAATAATGGTCCTAGTGGAGACTGGATTGCAAATCCTGGAGGTATTGCATGGACTCTGACTGCTGCTTCAGGAGCATCATCCAATGCTTTAGTTAGCTTTGATAGCAATGGTAACCTTGTGACTAATGGTGATGGCACAATTGAAGTCAGTTTGTCATTTGAATGGGATGATAATCCTAACGATGCAAGCACTGCATTAGGAACAGTTAATTGGTCTGGAACTGGACTTCAATTTACTCAAACATCAGGAGTTTCAAGTGGATCTGATAGTGCTACAGCAACCGTTAACGGAAATACTACATATAATATACAAGTCTTTGATGGTACAGGTGGATTTGAAGTTCGAAATAATGGACAGAAGATTTGTTTCTTTGACAATGATGGGGATGATTGCAATGCTGTAGTTACTATCGGTACAACTCAAGGTTTATCTGCTATAATAGCCTCATCACTTGATTTTACTCCTCGTGCGGCGGCGAATAATTTAATCTGGCATACGAGAAAAGCAACTGGTTACAAATTTACACCAATCTAATGGAACTACCAAAAATTAAAAACGAAAATTTACCCCAAGAGTTGAGAGAGGTTCTTGGTGATGCGGATGCTGAATTTGATGCAATTGTAGATCCTATGGATATTATTGATATTCAAGTAGATCCTGATGCATATCGTGAAGAACGTTTAAAAATTGCTAACATGCTTTTAGAATCTAGAAAAAAATCTCAAGAGTATCTTAGAAAACAAAGGTTGAATAAACCGAACATTTAAACTGTATAAATACCTAACCGTACATTGTTACGGTTTACAACAAATGAAGGTGCCTCAATTAATCGCATCTCTTTGTTGACAGCACCACTCAAAGGTGCTATACTTATCACAACGAGAGACAGTCGATCTCTCTTTCATCCGTGGGTTCAACTCCACGAGTCACATAATTAAAGGTAATTTTTCAAATGATCAAAACTGTATTTGCAGCAACCGCTGCTCTGTTTGCTTCTGCTGGTGCTGCTTTCGCTGGTCCCTACGTTAATGTAGAAACCAATGCTGGTTGGACTGGTTCTGAGTATAACGGTGCTGGAACGGACCTCCACGTAGGTTACGAAGGCGCTCTGGGTGAGGCTGGTTCTTACTATGTCCAAGGAGGAGCTACTGTGTTGACTCCTGACGGTGGCGACAGCGACACTGTTCCTTCTGGTAAGGCAGGTGTTGGATTGAGTCTGACTGAAGCACTCGGTGCATATGGTGAAGTATCCTTCGTAGGTTCAGGCGACGAAGATCTTGACCGTGGTTACGGAGCTAAGTTGGGCGTCAAGTACAACTTCTGATAAATAATGTGGAGACCTTTCGTGCGGTCTCTACGAAAGTCGGAACACCCAATGGGACTCTTAAAGAGTCCCTTTTTTATTCTAGAGGTATTATGAATTTTGCTGTATACACTCGTAATGGATGCCCATATTGCACAAAGATCAAGACAGTTCTTAGGGCAAAGGGATATTCTTTTACGGAGTATCGTTTAGATACTCATTTTGATAGGAAAGGATTTTATGAACAGTTTGGTGCTGGTAGCACATTCCCCCAAGTTCTGTTAGACTCTAAAAATCTTGGAGGTTGTACAGAAACTGTCAAATATTTGAGAGAAAACAACTTAGTTTGATACTAAATATTTTTAGTTAAAACAAAGGAGGGGTTGGTTTCCATATTATTGTAAACGGTTAAAAACGGGGGAAACCATGTTAATTGCACTAGCAGTTTTAGTTACTATCGGAGCATTCATTTTAGGAATTACAGTTTCTTGGTTAGCAAAGGGGTACGTAGAAGATTTCATCGAGAACGCAGCATATGCGAAATCAGTCACACATCCTGAAATGTTCGATGAAGAAGGTAACATGTTACATGACGAACTTATTTACATCAGACAAGAAAATCCATTTTGGAATTTGGAGGATGATGGTGATGATGAAGATTAATTAAAGGAGTTAAATTATGCCACGCAGTATGGAAAACAGTAACCCTAGGTTACTGTTAAGTGAGATTTTGAGAAAGGTCTCTAATGCAAAAACTAAACAGGAGAAGGTTAATCTTCTCCGTAGACATAACACTGTTGCTCTTAGACAGTTGCTAGTCATTAATTTTGATGATAGCGTTGTTTCTATGATGCCAGAGGGAGATGTACCTTACACTCCTAATGATGCCCCTGCAGGGACAGATCATACTCGCTTGGAGCAAGAGTATCGTGGTTTATATCGTTTCTTCAAGGGTGGTGCTGATAAGTTGCCATCATTGAAGAGAGAATCTATGTTCGTTCAACTCTTAGAAGGACTTGCTGGTGAAGAAGCAGAACTTATAGTTCTTGCAAAAGACGGGAGAATTACTGAGAAGTATAAGAGAATTACAAAAGCAGTAGTTTCTGAGGCATTCCCTCAGATCGAATGGGGAGGTCGCTCTTGAGAGTTATCTCTAAAGAATGTGATCCATCTTTAGCAACAGATAGATCACTCCCATATACAGCATATCTCATTGAATATTCACAAGAAGGTATCACTAAGTTTGATATTGTTTCTTCTAGTAAGCAAGTAGAAATTTTTGATTATTATTGGGATCTTTATAAAAAAGATTTTATTAATATGACACAAACTGAAGGTAGAACTAACCCCAGACTATGGCAAGATCCAAACGAGCCAAAGAAAGGCAAGAAAAAGTGACTGTTTACTTTGACCAGCGTGCTTTTGCGGAGAAAGAACGAGAGAACGAAGAGGAATTAGAAATCCTAAAGAAAAAAGAGGAGGGTGCAGCTGCTGTTATTGCAGTCTTATTTTTCTTTGGCAAACCTCTGGTTATTATGCTATTATGGAACATGCTGATGCCAGGTATCTTTGGTATTACTACCATCGGATACTTCAAGGCACTTGGTTTGTACCTTCTCGCCCGTATTATTATCGATAAGAATGACTAAAGTATGTTTGATCTCTGTTACTCCTGATGCAGAGAAGACAATTGGATACATTGCTCGTGTGAGTAATCCAGCAAATCAGGAGAACCCAAAGATTTCAGGATTACTAAAGTATTGTATCAAGCACGGGCATTGGTCTGTGTTTGAGCAAGCATCTATGACTCTTGAAATCAGTACCACTAGAGCAATCGCAGCTCAGGTGTTGCGTCATAGGTCATTTACATTCCAAGAGTTTTCTCAGAGGTATGCTGACAGTTCTATGTTGGCAGATAAAATTGCTATCCCAGAACTTCGTCGTCAGGATACTAAGAATCGTCAGAATAGTATTGATGATATCGATCCTTTCAAGAG